CGCTTGGAGAGTACAACGCCAGGGTAAGCAAGCTACAACAGGGATTAAGGCAGCAGGGTGGGCTAATCAAAAAGCCGATAACGCTCCCAGTTAAAGCTAAAGTCACTGGCCTAGATACCAGTTTGCTTGACCATGCAGGCACAGCGATCACCATCGGGGCGACCATTGGGATCGGCAAAACTATCATGCAGACGGGCCAGGATTTTGAATCAATGGCCTCTGGTCTTCAGGCGGTGACAGGCGACAGTAAGAAAGCCACTCAGGAAATGGCGTATCTCCAGAAACAGGCGCTTTCCCTTGGTCTTGACCTTCAACAGACCAGCAAAGACTACGTTAAGTTTTACGCTTCAGCCGCTGGCAAGGCCACAGACAGCCAAATCAAAAACCTCTTTGAAGGTGTCAGCCAGTACGGAACCGTATTAGGGGCCACTGGTGAGGAGCAGAGCCGCGCTCTACTTGCTCTTAACCAAATGTATTCAAAAGGGAATATTCAGGCCGAAGAGCTTAAGGGGCAGCTTGGTGACGCTTTACCAAACGCAGTCGGAATCTTCGTCAAGGCATTGAATAAGCTAAAAGGCCGGACAGACCTTACCGAAAAAGACCTCATGGCAATGATGAAAAACGGTGAACTGCTGGCGAAGGATATTCTTCCCCTTGTTGGTGATGAGTTCAAAGCGGCAGCACAGAAGGGCGGAGCTTTCGAGAAGTCACTGAAATCGAACCGTGTTGCTATGATGCGCTTGCGCACAACGATGCAGCTTGCACAGAAGAATTTCTTTGAATCGGGCTTCGGCAGTCAGCTTACCGATACGTTTAACGGTCTGACAGATGCAATTGACAGCAACCAGGATGCATTTAAGACGCTGGGAGCCATTGCAGGCAACGTGATTAAAGGTTTCACTGATGCTGGTTACACGGTCTATAACAGTTTCATTCTCATTGAAGCGCTGACCAAGAAGTATGCTCCTCAATTGTCCAAGACATTCGAGGGATTCGGCAATACAGCAGCATATGCGGCAGGAATTGCGATCTTCACTGGGGCGATCTTCAAGTTAGCTGGCGCGTTGAGGTGGCTTGTCAGCTTCGCGAATCCGTTGAAAGGTCTGCTTGGTACTCTTGCCGGAATCGGCGCTCTTGGTGGCATTGCCACTCCAGGAACCGACAACACCAAACCAGGGAAAGACGGCAAACCAGCTAAAGGCGGTAAAGGTGGGGGCTTCTCTATCGGTCTGCCTGCGATCATGGCTGGTGTAAATCTCAATAATCGTCTTAGCGAGATTCAGGCTGATCCTGATGCCTTCATGAAGAAGGTGCAGGCCAACAACGACAGGCCTACCCTTTGGACTGACATCAAAAACTTCTTTGCTGATCATGCTCAAGGTTTCACTAATGCATTTGCGGGGATGAATACCTTACCTGGAATTCAACCAGCTACCGCAGGCATGGCACAGCTACCGGGCATTGGTAATCTTGCTTATGGTATGAACCTTGGCAAGCCATTCAGTATTGAAGGTAAGGCCGATCTGACTGTGACCAACGAGGTTAAACTCAGCATTGACGATAGCAAATTCAGCGATGCAATTAAGGCCGAAGTACAAGAGCAGGATAGGAAAAATACCAATCTCATTTTGGGTATTTCTGGCTAATTAATATACTGGCGGCGAATTCGTCGCCCCTATCTCAACACCGCAATGCGCATGTATCAAATTTAGCGACAAATCAAAGATCTCTCGTGAAATTTGTTGTAAATGATAATCATTCGTGTTAAAATAATATACAAGGTGAATTACAACAGCCATTGTCATTCCGAAATATAAAGCAGGCTCTGTGACACCGTGGAGCCTCTTTTGTGATGTGTCGCTTCCAGCCTCTCACTGGACGTTTGCCAACGGGCGGTACATCACAAAAGATTCGCCTTAGGGCGTACAAAGTCTGGGCCTCTGGTCTGGATTTGCCATTAAATCCGGCTCTCCTCCGGTCATCAGCCTTGATGCAAACTGGCATTGAGTGCGGCAACGAAGATATGAGGTCTCCCGCTGCTGTGCTCCCTCATTCCTGAAGCGTGAACCACACTCATGCTTTCCAAATCTCTCCATCAGAAAACTACTGACCTACACCAGGCGGGATATTCTCGCCTTGGTCTTTTTCTGTTGGAACACGAAGTGAAGAAGGTCGCCTTTGTGCGGCCTCTTTTATACCTGAAGCAAATCTCGGCGAATCTGCCGAATAACAATAACTGTATGGAGATACAAATATGTTGATGTACGAAGAGAACTATTCCCCGCAGGATGTGATCGCCTATCGAGACGATGAGGTGTTTTCCCATAAAACCCGCACTTTCGCCACGCTGGCAATTGATGTTGTGCCTGGCACACTGCTTACCTCAGAAGGTGAAGCATACTCCAGTGGTAGCGATGTTCTGATCGCGCTGGATGACCAAAAGGCTGGCACTAATGTTCCGGTGATTGTTGTAGACCGAGGCTGCATCTTAAAGCGCAATGGTCTGAAAGCGGTTACCCCTGCTGCGCTGGCGAGCGCCATCACTGCTATCGAAACAGACGGTAAAAACCGTGTTTCTATTTCTGAATAAGAATAACGATAAGGAAATCAAACTATGACTATTTCTACCTCTGGTTTTAAGGTTAATTATTTCACTGGCGCGTACAAAGAGCGGTTCGGGGATAATTTCCTACTCCAAGCGTTGGATATTTTCAAAGAAAAGACAAGCCCACTGCCTAAACTGGAACTCGACGAGCTTCACGAAAATATGCAGGCCGTTTCTTCCAGTGTGAACCGTTACAGCACGGAAGTTTCAGTGACAGATCGCCCCCTCGCAAAAAATCGCCTGATTGAAATCCCCCATTTTGTAACAGTTGGGAATGTGAGCGCAGCCGATTTCCAGTCACGTCGCCGGGCCTCTACCCAGCGTCAGACTCTGCGCGATGAGTTAATCTCTGATGAGGGGATTCGCCAGTATCTGAAATTCCGAGCCACCAAAGAAGAGTATCTTGCTCGCGCATTATTCACCGGACAGGTTCTGTCACCGTATACACAAGATCGTCCTGTGCTGGATTTTGAAGATGAATTCGGGCAGCTAAATGCAACTGCAACCGTGGACGCTACCAAATCAGGTGATGGCCCGTTAGAAGATCTGGATACCGCAGCAAACGCAATGAGTTTTGCTCTAGGTGGTTGGATGTCGTCTATGCGTGGCGTGGTGGTTCTGTGTTCACCGGAAGCGTACAAGGCGATTAAATTCCATCCCTCTATGCTGACACTGGTTAATCATGGCGTGTTGCCAGATAGCAACCTCTTCAATGCGAGCGTTAAGGCCAGCCTTCCTGCATTCCAAGCAATGACCATCGATGGTCTGACATTCGTCAATACTGGTTTGCTATACCGCGAGTTTATCCCCGCAGGGCAGGCGTTCATGGTTCCTCTATTCGGTGCAAACAATGTTGTTGGTAGTGACCTGCAACCATTCGAGGTTTACCACGGGCCAGCCTCACGAGATGCACGTCTAGCGGCAGAGGAAGCAGAGAGCCAATTCTTCCAGTATTCATGGGAGGACCACCTTCACAACACCACGATCCAGTCAGAATATGGCCTGCTGCCGATCTGCTACAACCAGTCAATGATTACCCGTTTAACGGTGAATACGTCAGAAGGCTAACGCTACGGTAAATTTGGGGCTGACCATTCGGCCCCGCCGTGAAGAATGGCCCAAAAGGGGCGAGGCAAAGGAAAGGAGATACATATGAAATTAGCTTTGATCGGTACTGGTAACATGCCGCTGATGCAGTGGATTCTAGATGGCAAGGGCGATGATGCGATTATCAACATGTCAGCATTGGCGCGTCGGCTTGAGTGTAGTCGCTCCAGCCTACTTGACCGCATCCATACGTATGGATTCGACAGCGCTATCAGGTACTACTTGAGCGAACAGCGACAACGAAAACTGAAAACATGAGAGCCGGGTTAATCCCGGCTTTTTATGTCAGTTTAATCAATTCTCTCCAGAGTTCCCTCGATCAAATATTCCCAGATAACACCACTCTCATAGCGCTGACGCTGTAAATCTCTTCCTGGCAGTTCAAACTCAATGTTCCCATTTCCAGCCCAATAATGTTGCCAGACTTCCTCATCAGAACCGAAGCCTGATACGCTGTAGGCGTGTCTGATCAGAGATACTACTTCCATGTTAACTTTTACAACCCGCGTAAGTAGCGGCATCTCTATCAATCGAAACTTTCTGACAGTGTCGAGAGGCCAACCATGCTTTCTGCTAACCTCCACACAGGTCTCGTAGTCTGCGAAAGCGTAAAGAGCCGATAGCCGTGATGGATAAGTTTTAAACGCACTTCTTCTGG